AGAGGATATAAAATATGGCTTCTCCAAATAGTACGTTTACGGAATTGGTCTCTACCACGTTCCGGAAACACAAAAAAGAGATTAAGGATAACCTTTCAAATCGAAATGCACTCCTTAAAAATTTAATGGAAAAGGGTAATTATGACAAGGAAGATGGTGGCTTAACTATCGTGACTCCGCTTGATTACGCTGAAAATTCTACTTACCAACGATACAGCGATTGGGATGTGTTGAATATTGGCGCTTCAGATGTAATTTCTAGTGCTGAATATCAATGGCGCCAAATTGCTTTGAATGTTGTTTCAAGTGGTCGTGAGCTTCGTTTGAACTCTGGATCTTCTAAAATTGTTAACCTAGCTAAAGCGAAAATCAAAAATGCTTTACGAACATTTAACAATAACTTTTCTGAAGACGTTTATTCAGACGGCACAGCAACAAACCAGATTAACGGTTTGCAAGCTTTAGTAGCTGATGCTGGAACTGGAACAGTAGGTGGAATTAACTCTTCTACTTTTACTTTTTGGAAAAATAACATCTTTGATTGTTCGGCTAATTCAGTAACTTCAAGTGCAACAACCATTGAAAATTCGATGATGTTACCGCTATGGTTATTGCTAGATCGTGGACCAGATGATCAGCCAGATTTAATTGTAATGGATAATACTTATTATCAGTATTTTGAGGCTTCTCAAACTTCATTGAAACGTTATGCTTCTTCTGCAAAAGCAGATGCAGGATTTTCAACTCTGAAGTATAAAGGTGCTGACGTATTATATGATGGTAACTCAGGTATTCCTGCTAGCCATTGTTATATGCTTAATACTGATTACTTCGGTATGTGTGTTCACAAAGATGCTGATCTTGAAATTATGGACGAACAACGTCCTATAAATCAAGATGGTGTGGTTGTCCCTATACTTTGGATGGGTAACATGACGTTATCTAACCGTTCACAGCAAGGCGTCATAGTCGAGTGATTTCAGTACTTTAGGTTGATATTATATGGGGAATGTAACATAATCTAACTTCGCAAATAAGGAGTTATGTTATGACAGCAAGAGGTTTAACTGCAAAAGATCGGATTGGACAAAGAGTAGGAAGATTAATTGTGTTAGAGAGAGCAGAAAACAAGATCGAAGGAAACAACGTTACAAGGGCTTGTTGGCTGTGTAAGTGTGATTGTGGTAACCAGCTTGTCATTACAGGCCATTCGCTTAGTAAGGCTATAAACGGTAAAGGTGGAACTAGATCATGTGGATGTTTGGCAAAGGAAAAACCCATTAAACATGGAATGCATAATACGAGTATTTACAATATTTGGGCGCAGATGATCCAAAGATGTTCAAATCCAAAAAATACTCATTATGCAAGCTATGGCGGAAGAGGTATTAAAGTTTGTGACAAATGGAAAGACTTTAGTAACTTTTACGCAGATATGGGCAAAAGGCCCCCATCCAAAACTCTTGACAGAAAAGATAATTCACTCGGATATTCTAAATCGAACTGCCGATGGGCAACGATGAAAGAGCAAGGAAATAATAGGCGTACAAACCTACTAATTTCATTTAATGGTAAGAAAAAAACATTATCTCAATGGGCTGATGTTGTTAATCTTTCTTATACTTGCTTAGGAAATCGATTGCGTAGAGGCTGGTCAGTAGAAAAGGCGCTTTCAACCCCAACGCTAAAAATTAAGGAGTTAAAATTATGAGTTCGTTTATTATTACGGATGAAGTAGCTGGTTCTCAAGCAGTTGATGAAAATTCCACTACACAAAAACACCCATTAGGTACGATTGTTCGCGCTACAGATACAGCGACAACGGCCTATGGTACAGGTGAGTTTATTTACTTGCAGGGATTGGCTTCAACAGCAGTCGGTGAGTGGGTAACTTATAATTCTGATGATTGGTCTAGCACCTTGTTAGCAGCTAATGCAATTGGTCCGGTAGCTTTGGCTATGTCGGCATGTGTTGCAAGCGAGTATGGATGGTATCAAGTCAGTGGTAAAGGTGTTGGCTTAGTTGCCGCTTCTTTTGCTGACAATGGTAACTGCTATGCCACTGCTACTGCTGGAACAGCAGATGATGCAGTGGTTGCTGGTGATCTTGTTAAGAACTGTAAAGGTGCGTCTGCTATAGGCACTCCAGCAACAGGACAAGCTGAGATCGAGCTATCGCGACCGTTCATGGACGATGGGCTGACGGCGTGATGTGAGTATATCCTCTTTGCTGCATATCATCATTATATAGAATATAATATTCTTAATGAAGGTGATATATGCAAAGTAACGACTTACAAGGTAAAAGATTCTATCGGCTCTCTGTTATTCAGAGGGCTGATAGCATTAAAGGCAGAACAGCATGGTTATGTAAATGTGATTGCGGTAATGAAAAAGTTGTCCAGACTAAGCATTTGGATATAGCTGATATTTTTGACGTATCTCAAACAACAATTTCCAGAGTAATTTGAAATGAAACTTGGAAATCATAATTAGGAGGTTTTATGGCTACTCCACAAGCAATTCAATTAGCTGCAGATGCGGCAAATACAATGAATATTGTTCGCATACAGCAAAGTATGAGTATTGATGCAACATATGATGCTCATTTCACAGTAGGTATCACCGCACCTTATGCGGGGTACTCAAGATGGTGCCAAACAACAAAAGCTGATAGTGCTGCAGATCAAGCAGTTGAATTATTAGCTGCATTAATTGTTGATGCTCCAAGTACATAATAAAATTAATTATTAATCCAGACAGGAGAAATAAATGTTAGGTGATATCGATAGAGAAGATCGTCCGGCTTATGTCAGATTCGAGCGGCGACCAATAGAAGATGCTGCTGCAACATTAAAGGCTGGTAGATCAGTTTGTAAGGATGTTGATTATGCATTGGTTACACCACCTTATTCAAAAGACTGTGTTGAGTATAAAGTTACAACATGGTTAGCTAATATGGATCAAAATATCCGTAGAAAACGCATACCTTCTGAATGGGCAAAGCAGTGGAAGGAACAGTATAAGCAATGGCAGGAAGGAAATGAAGCTCCTGTAAATGGTACTGATATTAAAAATTGGAGTGTTTTATCTCCAGCGCAAGTGAAGAATTTGTTATCTGCAGGATGTAGAACTGTTGAAGATTTAGCTCAAGCAAATGATCAAGCTATTAGATCAATTGGCATGGGAGCTAATGATCTTAAGCGTAAAGCTGTTACATATTTACAAGCCGCAACAGATCACGGTCCGGTCGTTATGCAAAATGCTAAGTTAGAGCGCGAAAATGCAGAATTAAAAGGCACTATCGACTCAATGAAAGCTCAACTAGAAATCTTGTCAGGTCAAGTGCATGCATTAGGAAATGCCAAATTTGAAGTAAATGAAGAGCCTGTTGAGCAAGGAATTACTGCAAGTGATATTCTTGAAGATATTCCAGCAAAACCCGAAATTGATTCTGATCTTATCGCTGCAAGGGAATTATATTTAGAAAAATTTGGCAAAAAAGCACATCCTTTTGCAAAGCTTGAAACGATTATGAAGGCTATTGAAAAATGACATTGCTTGCGGTTGTTCAAAAATTCTGTAAACGAACTAATATATCCTCTCCTACAACGGTATATGGCTCTACTGACCCGCAAATAATTCAAATCATGTCATTACTCGAAGAAGAGGGAAACGACTTGTCAGGGCGCGGAGATTGGCAGGAATTGACTAATGAGGCGACTCACACAACCGTAGCAACTGAAAGCCAGGGGGCAATTAAGACAATTGCCTCTAATGGCTTTAGGTATATTAAAAATAACACTATGTGGGATCGTGATTTACAATGGCCGATTAGAGTTATTAACGATGGTGATTGGCAAGCAACTAAAGCATTCGCAATCAATGGTCCACGTTATCACGTTAGAATTAGAGGTGGAAACTTACTATCTAATCCAGTTCCTACTGCTGGCTTAACCTGGGCTTTTGAATATGTTTCATGGAACTGGATAACAGACTCAAGTGATGCAAATCCAGATTTATATTTTTCCGATGATACAGATAAAATTTTACTTCCTGAACCAATAGTGATGATGGGATTACGCTGGAGATGGAAGAAAGAAAAAGGTCTAGATTATGAGGAAGATTTTGATTCTTATGAAGCAATGGTCTTAGATGCTTTAGGAAGAGAAGGAATAAAACCTAATCTGAATATGGGCGCGAATAATACCCCTCAAGCGATCACTAGTCATGGTACTTGGCCTTTATGAGAAAATCATCATCTAGAAAGCCAGGGCAAGCTAGAAAAGCTGATGTAATTAGTGTTCCTGCGCCAACTGGTGGTTGGAATTCTAGAGATACATTGAGCAGTATGAAGCCTCATGACGCTGTAAAATTGGTCAATATATTTCCTAATACTACGGATTGTGTTCTTAGG